CCTAACAAAGCGTTGGCCTTCTTTGATTCGAACTTGAATCTATCGCCTTGTTTAATTGCGTCTTGTGTGTCGTTGGCAAATAGTTCTCTTGAATCTATTAACTCTAATTCACTGTCATCTGTTCCGCAGTTCTCAAACGCTTCTATTAGTTTGTCTTCTTGCTCTTTTGAAAAGAAAGTAGTTTTAGTTATAATTGAGTCTTGGTTTTCAATAGGCTTATATCCTGCTAATTCTCTCCTTTCGTTAACCGTTAAAATCTCTGCCAACTCTGCCGCATCTACAGCCTCTTTAATAGGTTTTAAGTTCTCAATAAAAAACTCTCCTTTTATCTCGTTTATATCTGCTAATGAATTAAAGAAGTCCTCTAATACTCCCTGTTGTTGTGAAACATAAGTTACCTGTAACATTTCACTTGCTACTCTTAATTCGTCTGCGTTGTTATTAAAGCCGTTAGCGTTGCTTAAACCTATTAAGGTAGGGTTGAACCCATGACCCGTGTAAATCTCGTCTCTAATCTGTTCGTTTAGATTTAAGAATCTATCATCTTGACCGTTTGCTGATAATGGTGTGACCTCAATACCTGAGTCTTTATCTTCATTGAACGATAGTATAGGGTCTCCGGCTTTATCTCCACCGTGTTTAGTTGCTTTCCATCTTTCCTCTATCTGAGCTTTTTTATTCTCGCTTGGCTCACCTCCGTAAAAGTTAACTAACACCCCTGCACTAAATCCTTCTCTTACATTATTATAAGTAAAGTTTCCTATCTCGTAATCAGCCGCAATGTAAGGAATGGCTCCGATATACTCCGGTAGTGGATAGTCTCCTAAGTTTGGTCTATAATCTTTATAGTAAACTAAATACTTTTTATCCTTATCTAATTCTTTCCAATCCCAAGGGAACTCATGAAATATTTGAAAATCTGGGTTATCTTGTGGCTTTCTATTTGACCAATCACAAGTATAAGCGTACACCCTAGGCTTCACTGTTCCGTCTTCGTTATACTCTTTTTTCTTAACTCTAATTTTACTAAAATCTAAATGGTGAGCCATTCCAGAATCTCCCTTTTTATTAGGTATCATCTGAGCCGCAAACCCTCCAAAGATAACTCTATCAAGTGATAAGTCTCTTGTTATTTTAGATCCTTCTAACTCCGCTATAAATCCTTGTGCTTTTAGCTTAGTGTCTAAGTCTTGTTTCTTTTCTTCAGTCTTATAGTTAACGCCCCAACCTTCACCAACAATGTAAGTATTCTTACCATTGATAATAGCGTTGTTCTTTGCGCTTGAATTATAAAGCCAGATAAGATAGTCTCCGTATCTATTTCTCCAGGTTCTATCTTCCTTATCATAGCCCCATACAACCCAATCGTTTCCCTTCTCTTCTTTGAATACAGGAACTTTATGAGATGCGAAGTCTATTAACTTACCGCTCTTACCTAGAAAATAATTATAACGTTGGGACATGTGCTGTATAAGTTATTGTTATTTGGTGTGCATTATATTGTGAAACTTCATCATCAAAAACATTACAAGTGCCTCTCGATATTGGCGTAGTGTTGTCTGACAAAGCTGGGTCTAAGTTCGTTGTGCTGGTTTGCTCATAAATAAAGTAATGATACCTACCAACGTTTCCCAAAATAAGCGAAGAGTTTAAAGGGTCGTCTACTCCTAATGTAATATCAAATAGATTACTTCTATCTCTCGCTGGCCCTGCTATAGATACATCTTGACAAATCGCGTAGTACTTTACTTTTGTTTGGTCGTTCTGCCATTCAAATAAGTATACCGGATTTGTTATGGTTGTATCTTCTGCAAGCGTTAAACCTACATTATCGTTAGTCGTTGCCTTCTGTAGATTCACTCTTTTTTTTCTTTGATTTAAAAACGTCTAATCCTAATTCTTTATAGAATTTAAATATCTTCTTATCGTTTACTATTGTCTGTGTGATAGTCATTCCGTTATCCGCTTTCGCTGTTACGATACTACCAATACATTCTTCTCTTAACTCCATAATGTAAATATACAAAAAAGGGGGTTTACTCCTAAGAATAAAAACCCCTTTGTTATTATGCTATTGTTAACCCTGATACAACTGTTGCATCAACAGTGTAAGGATAGTTCTTTTCTTGTGATGTGAATCCTAATTGGTAACCGTTTTGTTCACCAACTAAAACGCCTGTTTGAGCACCGTTAGTTCCTCCCATCTTTTCAGCTCCATTATCTAAGCCCATGATATGATAAATATCGTTTTGGTCTTGGTAGATAATAACTACTGGATTAGATGTAAGTAATTTAAGTTCTACATTCTTAGTGTTTGAAAGCTTATTCATCATAAAGCTCAATACAGTTTCTTCAAACGTAGTACCCAATAATGGGTCATGGTTCTCAGTTGTAACCGCTCCAGCAATATTCTTTTTAATCTCATATCTGTAAAAGCTTGTTGCAGCTTCTTGAGTTAATGCTGTTACTTCTCCTGCCACTACTGTACTAGCTGTAATATTTACCCAAGATGCTATCAAGATAGAACCTTGTTTAATACCTCCAATGCTATCGTCACATTCGTATAAAAACCCCGTAGTCAAGGGGCATGTTGCTACTGCCATAATTTTAAAGTTTTAAATAAGGGGGACTCGCACCCCCTAATATTATTAATTACGGTACTAGTGTAAACTCTACAATCTCGTTTCCGAATGCGTACTGAACACCTCTTTTGAAAGTGATATTCATTTTGTTTACTCTATCATCTTTAGAATACCATACATCTAAGTTGTCTTCATCTGAGTCTCCATCCATACCGATAGTGATGTTTGAATCTCTTGTAAGAATCATTCTTTCAGTTCCTGCTACTCCAGGGAAGCCAACAGAACTCTGTACTCTTACAGACGTACCATAAAGAACTTCAATTCCGTCTTCACCTTTAAAGTGGAATAAGTTTGCGTTTTTAAGTGCAATAACATATTTCTTGTATACTGAAGGCGGCATCCATAATGTTAAATCTGTTGCCTCTGAAATATTATCTGGGATAGAAGACCACATACCGTCTAGGATATCTAAAACGTTTGCAGTTGTAATTCCTGTTGCTACTGTTACCGCTCCAGTGTTACCATCTACAACCGTACCATCTGCATCAACGATAACTAAAAGCCCGTCATAGTAAGATAAGTTATTTGTAGCCGAAAGCAAATCACCTTGAACATCTGAGATAGTCAACTGGTTAGCCATTGCATTCATTTTCTTCTCCATCCAAACTCTTTCGATATCTCCTGGAATTACTTCTTCTCCTGCTGCACCTTTTTGAACCATTGTTTGAGTCCAGAACCCGTTAAGGTCTTTAGTACATAAGTCTTCGTTTACTTGGATAGCTCCAACTGTAATCGTTCTCTGTGTGAAAGTAGTCGTATCACTTCCTGTGCGAGAACAAGCATCCGCTTGAAACACTACATCAGTAGATAAAAACTGTAAGTTAGAAGAGCCTTTAATACCCGTTTGGATATTTGCTCTTTCTGCCAAACCTCCAACCGCTTGCATTTGCGCGATTAATGGGAAGTCTTGGTCTTCAATATAAGCCGCTAAGGCTGTTACATCAAATGCCATAATTTAATTTTTTGCTTTAATTTCTGTATGAAAATAATTCTTCGGCTTCTCTTGTCCGAATCTCTTCTGTTTGACCTCAGCAGGTTTTTCTTTAGGTTGCTCCCCTATCTTTTCAAATAGATTTAAAACCTCTTTCATGAAGTCTACCTTTTCAGCTTTCTCATCTGATAACGCTGTAGATAAGTCTTCAACTTGCTTACTGAATTTATCAGTTACCTTTTGTACTTCTTCAGCTACCGCCTCTTTAAATACTTTTTCAGTTACGATTGATTCAATAATTCTTTTTGCTTCTTTTACTTTATCATCCTCAGATAACTCTTCAGTAACTTCTTCCTCTTCTCCTTCTGGTGTATTTACAGCGGCGATTAAACCAGCTTCTTCAACTACGATAATTCTACCGTCTTGAAGTTCATATTCACCTACAGGTAAAGGTTGAGCTATTTCGTTATCCATTACAACAGCAGCAGCACCAACCTCAACAGATGGCTCTACCATAATCATTGTACCGTTTAATAATGCAATGTCTTCAAATTTTTCTCTATCAAATCCTACCTTTGATTCTGTTTTAACTTCTTCTTTTGTTACTGCTGCTTTTGCAATATCTTCAACCTGTGAATCTGTTAAATTGAATCTTTTGAATAGGCTTGATACTTCTTCTTTAAAACTCATAATTATTAATTTCTTTTGTTTATAATATTATACTAGATGTACTTTGTAACCTATTTAGAGTATTTTTTAAATATGGATTCTAATTGACTTACAAAATTTTCTTCAAATAATCCCTCTACTGAGAAGCCTTTAAACGTTCCATCTAATACAGACTTCCAAACCTTATCGTCTTCTACTTTCATAGAGATAAACCAAGAACCGTCTGCCTCTTGATTGAATTTATCTGGTGCTTTAATACCTCTCTCTGAGTCTATCATAAAGGATTCAAACACATAAACTCCTTGTTGAAATGCACCTGTTGAATGGTCTAAGTTTGTGTTCTTAGTTAAGCCATTACGCATAAAGTTTAAGGCTATCTTTTGAATTGCATCTTTTCTAAATACTACATGATACTCTCCGCGCTGTTTATCTCTTCTAAAGATTGGTAAGTCTGCAATCATAGCGTATCCGCTTACAATTCTTTTATCTTTTGATTCAACCTGAAAAGTTTGTTTAACCTTGTCAAATGCAATCCAATCGCTTTCAATCGCTGGTTGGTCTACTAACGCTACTTGAAAATCTAATTGCTCCCCGTCTGGTATGTTTAATTCTATTAATTCCATATCTTATAATATTAATTTTGTTTAATTCTGTAACCTACCCAAAAGTGGCCTGTGCCTCAATAACGCCTACGCTCTTGATTCCTTCTGTTATCGCTTCTACTACAACTACCTGTTGTGGCTGTTGGTTTAATAGAGTACTTCCTTCTTGAACTGTGCTTAATGGTGCTGCCTCTGTAGCTCCTCCGGCTGCATCTTCTATTGTTGCGGCGTCACTTCCTCCACCCGTGTCTATTGTAGAACCAGAGCCAAGTATTTGAGATGCTTGTGCTACTCCTGCTAATACAGCAGAAACCCCCGAAATAATAGCGGCTAAGTTGGCAGGGAATACTAACCCAGCACCAGCGGCAACCGCTGCCGATATACCTCTGGCCGTGTCTATTGCAACCTGAGCAAGTGCGAATGCTTTTTGTATCTTCTCTTCTTTCTGTAGTCTTCTAATCTCTGACTTAGTTAATTGTTCGCCTCTCTTTTGTTTCTCTTCTATTCGTTTAAGTTCTTTGCCGTGGAATATTGTATTAACACTCTCTGCTATTTTAACCAAGTTTTCAGCACTATCAATTGCAGATTGTACTTGCTCTTCTCTTTTCTCTTTTCTCTCCTGGTCTTCTTGTGCTTGTTTCTCTTTTGCTTCTTCTGCAAACCTGTCTCTTATCTCTTGTATTTGTGTTAATTGAGCCTCTTCTAGTATCGCAGTATCTTCTCCAAACTGTATTGCTTGCTCAATTAGGCTAAAGTATTTATCTCTAACTTTGTTTTCTTCTTGGTCTTGTTTGCTTAATTGAGAATCTAAGAAGTCGTTTTCTGCTTTTTCTTTGGCTGCTAAGAATTTGGCTAACTCATCTTTTTGTTTATCCTTAGATTCTTTGTCATTTTTAACTTCTGCATCTGCTACTTTCTTAGAACCTTTTAATCTAAAGTTGATTAGTTTAGCATCTGATAACTGGACTCTTTGATTAGCTTTCTCTTGTAAGTCTGTAGCTTCTTGAAGTAGAATATCTAAATCAATACCCTGCCCTCTCATTTGAGCTTTAAAGTCTTCTCTTGATTTACCAGAAAAAACAAACAAATCTTCATAGTACTTTGTCCAGCTTGCTATCTGTTCGGCTATTAATCGCTCTTGCTCTCTTGCAAAGTCTATGTTATTTTGTAGCTTCTCTTCGGTTAACGCTCTTGAACTTTTACCAAGTAGGTTGTTAATCTCTATCTGAAAGTTTAAATCTTCTTCAGCGTCTTTGTGTGCTTTCTCTAATGCTTTACGCTCTGCCTCAATCTCTGCAAGTCTTTTAGTGTTTCTTGCGCTTATCGCTTTGGCATCTGCTTTCCTTTGCTCTTCTAAAGCTTTCTCATTCTTTAGTGCGTTGGTTGCTCCCTCATCTAATATCCCAAAGAACTCTAAGATAGGGCCGAACAGAATCATTATGTCCCTGCCTAAATCGCTAAAGAATTTACCGATAGATTGAACACTATTACCTAAAACAACAAACAATGCAATCAAAGCCGTTATCCCTGTAATGATTAACCCAATCGGATTAGCCTTCATAACGGCATTCATTATCTTCTGCGCTACCGTGGCCTCTCCTGTAGCAACTGCTTGCGCTACTGTTGCCCTAGTAAATAGATTAGTTCTTATTGTTCTAATCTTTAAACCTATAGCACTTTCATCTGATAGTAAATTTGCAACAGATTGCAAACCATTCATAACACCCTGTACGGCTATCATCTTTTGAATAGTCTTTGTAACCTCTTCATTCTCAGTTCCCAACAAAGCTTGGACACTCATAGCAGTTTGAGCGGCTGCGCCCATTGCTTGAAGTGCCTGGACTCCTACTTGTAGTTTAGGAAAATCTGCCGACATTGCTTTAATCGCAGCGTTGGCATTATTCATCTGGTCTTTATACTTACCAGCTTCAGCGGCTAACTGTTGGAACTCAGCAGAACCTACGTCCCCAATCTCGGCCATTTGGTTTTGTAAGTCTCTTAACTTTTGTCTTACATCAAGGGTAACGCCTCCCGACTTCTTGATAGATTCGGACATTTTATCACCTGACTTAGCCGCCTTCTCTAAATCCTTGCTAACCTCTTTTACTGTTTGAGCACCTTTCCCGCCCTCAACATCAATTACTATTTTTACTTCTTCAGCCATTAATTTATAGTATAATTTCCGTTAAATAAAACATCACAACAATAATCACTAAGTTCTGTTAAGGTCATTGTCAGTGGTGTATAGCCTTTATCAATAAAGCCATTACCAGCAAAACTATTCAAGCCCTTTAGCCAATCATAAGCTCCATCACTTTGACTTAGTACGCTTCCATACCTTGCGAATTCAATGTAGGTCGTAAAACAATTATTATTTATGATGTCCGTTATAATCTCGTCTTTATCCGCGTTCTCTAGTTCTAAATAGAATTTAGAATAAATTACTTTCATTCTCATTTCGCGGGCTTCTTTGCTTTTTTGGTGTATAGTTTCAGAGTATTGCAACATTTTTTCTTCACCTAAAAAAGCCAACCTTACCGCCTTTGAGCCTATGGAGTACTGAGAACAAATATCTTTTTCCTCATCATTTAAAGTTTGGAAACCTGCATCAACATCACCACCGCCTAAAACCGTTACGATTGATTGAATCTCAGTACCAACATAAATAAAATCAAATGAATTTACACCGTATTTATGCCATGTTTTTATATCATTAAAGTCTGTGAAGGGTTCGACATCATCTACCGTTAAACCTGAGTAATATGACTCTATTTCTGTTTTGTCAAGTTCATCAAGTTCAGAGTCAAAATAAATAATTATTTTAAGTCCTGACGTAAAACCTTTGAATACCTCTGAATAGTTAACCTCTAGCCATGCAGAGAAATATTTTAAATCTGCATTTTCGTTTTTTATTAATTCTAATTTATACATTCTTTTATTGATTTACATCTTAAACTATTCATTACATAATCTCTGCAAGGGGCTGGTCTGTTTTCATAAATAGTACAAAACCTAGTATCTTGATTTAATAATACACATGAACCCT